CGCCCGCGGGGGGACGAGCGGGTCGGTTAACATCAAACGCAAGAAACGAACCGAGGCCCTGAACGCCATGCTGCGAGCCGAGGCGGAATATCAATCTTTATTTATGGCGGGCTTGGCATGACACGACCTTGGTACAAACGTTATCCGGGGGATTTTGTATCCGGTACGGCCTTGCTGACCTTTGAACAAAAGGCGGCTTATTCGTTCTTGCTGGATTTAATGTATTTGCGGGGCGGTCCTGTCCCTGACCAGCCCCAAGAGATTTCCCGCATTATGGGCGTGTCTGTCCGTAAATGGAAAAGCCTTCGGGCTGACCTTTTGGCTGTTGGCAAAATATATGAATTCGAGGGTCATTTAAGTAATGAACGGGTGGACCGTGAGCTTCCTGAACGCATCGCCGAAGGTGGCCCACTTTCAGAAAACGGTCGAAAAGGCGGCAAAAAGAGGGCCGAGAATTGCTCGAGAGTTGCTCGAGAGTTGTCTGAGAGTTGCTCGAAAAGAAGCGATAAAAACGCTGAGAATGAAGGTGTTGACAATGAAAACAATAACTTAGGAGAAAAACGGCTTGAAAATAAGGGGCCAAAACATCCAAGCATACTAGAGACTAGAGACTATATAGATAAAAAGAATATAAAGAAAGAATTGGAAATTCTATTTTCTGAATTCTGGTTGGCATTTCCCAAATCCGTCGGCAAGTCGGTGGCTTGTAAATCATTGGCCAAGGCTATTGCGGACACGGAATTCAAAATCATCATGGATGGACTGAAACAGGCCAAGGCCGTTTGGGACGATGCCGCAACCCAAACCCAATTTATTCCCAATGCGTCAACGTGGCTGGGTCAACGCCGTTGGGAAGACTTTGAAGCCAGTGAGCCAACCGAAGAAATTCAAGCGCGACGTGAAGAAACCCTGAAACAAGCAAAATACCAGCAATTACGAATGAAGGTTAAAGGTATTTTACGGGCTGTCGGAAAATGGGGCGGTGGTACGCAAGATGGTTTTACCAGCATAGCCAAAGAACTGGACGTTGATTTGTCCATGGTCAACCAAATGGCTGAAAGCCTTAAAGCCGAAGCTTTGGACAATATGGCCAGGCCTAAATCTTAACGGAAAAAGGAAAAGACAATGGAACTAACTGAAAGCCAAGAAATTCGAGACGCTGGGGCACAACTTGACCGGGGAAGGTTGCCTGAAGACGGGCTTTGGGGTGCGCTTGATGCGGCAGGAATTAACGGTGTTGAGGATGCAGCATGACCAAAGCCGAAGTCGCGTTTAAACACGCCATGAACCTGTGGCAGCAACAATGCAAAGGAGCCGAGCGTGCGGGTCGATTGAAGCCATCACGCCCGGTGTGGGCCGATTTTGAGAGAAAGTTTGGAAGTGAGTGATGGCGACTGAAAACAACAATAAAAAACAGAAAGGCCCACCGAAGGGGTGCAAGTCCCCAAACCCCAAAGGGCGTCCGTCTGGCTTCACGCCTGAATTGGGTGTGGCGATTTGTGAATGGATTGCCGAGGGGGAAAGCCTGAGGAAAATTTGCGAGGACGAAGCTCTACCGTCTCGGTCGACGGTCGTAAAGTGGCTGGGGGAATACTCAGAATTTTCGGTCCAGTACGCGCGGGCGCGCGAGGCACAAGCGGATTATTTTGCAGATGAAATGATTGAAATCGCGGACTTGACGAAGGACCCGCAGAAGGCTCGCTTGCAGATTGACGCGCGGAAATGGAAGGCATCCAAGATGTCTCCAAAAAAATATGGCGACAAGGTTGTGACTGAGCACACGGGCAAAGATGGTGGTCCGATTGATAGCAAGTGGACAGTGGAGTTCGTGAATGCCACGCCTGAAGGTCAATCGTAAACTTGAGCCGCTGCTGGCTAAGTCTAAGCCCATTAAAGTCATTATTGGCGGGCGGGGGTCGGGTAAGAGCATCGGAATCGGCGATATCTTAACGATGAAGATGGAGACGGAATGCGCGGACATTTATTGTCTGCGGGAATTTCAAGAAAGCATTCTGGATAGCGTTCACCGGGTCTTTCAAGACAGCGTCAAAAAGCGGCTGTGTCTTGACGGGTGGGATATTCAGCAGAACAAGGTCGTTTCTCCGCGCGGGGCCAAGACGGTCTACAAAGGGGCATCCAGGAACCCCGACAACATTCAGTCGGCTCAGGGCTTTAAGTACTCTTGGTTTGAAGAGGCACACCGGGCCTCCAAGGCAAGCCTAGACAAGCTTTTGCCGACAATTCTTCGCAATCGGGGCGCTGAGTGTTGGTTCAGTGCTAACCCTCAATCGAGTGCCGACCCATTCTCCCAGCGGTTTATCGTACCGTATCTATCCGATTTGGAGCGGGACGGATTTTATGAGGACGATATTCATCTTATTATAGTCGTGAACTGGCGTGATAATCCGTGGTGGAATGATGAGCAAGAGGCCCTTCGAAAATGGGATTTAGAGCATAGGCCGAGAACCGAATATGACTGGATTTGGGAGGGAAAATTTAACGATAGCGTGGACGGGTCTATCATCAAACCAGAGTGGTTTGATGCATGTGTCGACGCACACCTTACGCCTGCTCTAAAAGGCATATTTAAACCGAAGGGTGCCGTTATTGCCGCTCACGATCCGTTTGACGGCGGCAAGGATGCGGGCGGGTACGCGGTGCGGCACGGGCCCATTATTAAGGCCGTCCGTTCTAAATCTTCCGGCGAAATTGATGAGGTATGCGATTGGGCGATGGACCATGCCATCGCCGATGGCGCGGATTGGTTCGTTTGGGACGGCGACGGTATGGGGGCCGGGCTAAAGGGGCAGGTTAGGGGGGCATTTAAGGGCACCAAAGTAAGCATACATATGTTCAAAGGGTCGCTTTCCGGCTCCGGGCAAGACCATGCAGATAGTGCCTATATGCAGGGCGATGGCGCTGCGGAAACGCACACGTACGCAGAAACGTTCAGGAATAACAGAGCACAGTACTATATCGCGTTGCGCGACAGGGTCTACAACACCTATCGTGCTGTCGTTCGTGGTGAATACGTGGACCCGGATAAAATGATTTCAATAGATTCTGCTGGCGTGGATAACCTTGTCGGCCTGAAAGCGCAAATGTGTCGGATACCGTTAAAGCCGAACGGTAATGGCCTTATGCAAATTATGAGCAAAGAAGATATGGAGCGGCTGGGCATTGCATCACCGAATGAAGCTGACGCTGTGATGATGTCGATGTATGTGCCTAAGGCACGGGCGTCTATATCTCGTGAGAAAATCAACTACGGCAACGCAGGGATTGTTTGACACATGTTGCAAATAAGCAACATGTGTTGTTTACGTGACACAACATGTCGTGTACCGTGAATATTCGGACCGCTGGATAGTGGACCTTTGCTTCGTAAAGGATCGACAATGGGAATTTCTGACAGCGACCTTTTAGCGCTTGTCCGCCGTGAATCTAATCAGGCTGAATCCTATATAGTCTCTGAGATTGCTCAAGATCGCGAGAACGCTATGGAGCGGTATCTTGGCGAGAAATATGGCGACGAGCAAGAAGGTCGGTCACAAGTTGTTTCGCGCGACACTCTTGAGGTCGTTGAGTGGGCCATGCCGAGCCTGCTGCGCATTTTTACGTCGGGCGACGACATCGTTAAGTATAAGCCCGTCGGCCCTGAAGATGAGGAATTTGCAGAACAAGCCACAGACTTAGCCAATCATATTTTTTACAATGATAACAATGGGTTTCTAATCCTTAACAGTTGGTTTAAGGATGCGTTATTGCAAAAAATGGGCGTCCTCAAGACGTATTGGAGCGAAGAAGAAAAGTCCTCCCATGAGGAATATAGAGGCCTTAGCGAAGAAGAATATCTTGAAATTGTATCCGACGAAGGCGTTAAGGTTGATAAGCATACAGCATATGACGTGCCGGGCTTTGAGGTTCAGGAGTCCCCGGAGGATTTGGATGTTACGGAGCCAGCCGACAAGCCGGAGGCCGGAGAGCAAGAATATTATTATCAGCCTCCACAAATGCATGACGTTGATATTACACGGACCACGACTGAGGGACGCATTCACATAGACAGCATCCCCCCCGAGGAATTTTATATTTCGTATTCATCGGCAGACCCTGACAAGGCCGATTACCTTGAGCATCGGGCGCGCAAGACTGCCACGCAGTTGATTGTTGAAGGCTTTGATAAAAAGATTGTTGATGGCCTTCCGGATAGTGCGACGAACGACCCCACGGGCGAGCGTCAAACCCGCATGGGGAACTCTCAAACGGATTATGAAGAACATGCCGACAATACGATGCGCGAGCTTAACGTTCACGAAAGTTATGTGTATGTCGATACCGATGATGATGGCGTTGCTGAGTGGCATCAAGTTATTTGGGTCGGGGATTATATCCTAGAGCGCATCCAGATTGATCATCAGCCGTTTTCTATTTTAACTCCGATTCCGATCCCGCACCGCGCCTACGGACTGTCTTTTGCCGATGTGACAATGGACTTGGAGCGTATTAAGACCGTCCTTTTGCGCCAAACGCTTGATAATTTATACCTGTCAAACAATCCTGAGCGCGAAGTCAATGTGAACAAGATTGTTTCTATGGACGACTTCATGATGACCCGTCCGGGCGGGCTTAAGCGGGTTGAAGAGATTGGCGCCAGCCGTGAGATATCCTACCCATTTGTGGCCCAGCACAGCTTTGCCATGCTTGATGGCCTGGATGCTATGATAAGCAGGCGGACGGGGATCAGCGACCGGGTTGCTGGTGTTGATGCGAACGCTTTGCAGAATGAGACAGCCACGGCGAGTAATAACAACATGGCAGCGTCTAATCAGCGTCTTGAAATGACGGCGCGCATTTTTGCGGAAACAGGCGTTAAGCACTTGTTTCGGCGTATCTTACAGCTTCTGGTGCAAAACCAGGACCAAGCCCGCACGATCCGGCTTAGGGGCGAATGGGTTGAGATGGACCCAAGGTCCTGGAATGCTGAAATGGATGTGCGCATTGACGTGGGTCTTGGTCATGGTAACCGTGACCAACAGGTCGGGCACCTGAGCAATATCTTGATGTGGCAGAAAGATATCTTGGCGAGTGGCGGGCTTCCTGGCCCCGACGGCAAGCCTATGGTTACACCGCTGCATATCTTCAACACGATGGAACGCATGGTGAAGACGGTCGGTTTTAAGTCCGCAGACGACTTCTTTAATGAGCCATCCGAGGGCAGTATGCCGCCACCACAGCAAGGCGCTGATCCACAGCAAGCGTTGATTCAAGCCCAACAGCAGATCGAGCAAATGAAGGCGCAACAGCGTATGGATGTGGCCCAACTCAAGGTTCAGGCCGATGATGGAAAGGCCCAGCGTGAGCATGGGGTCGCCATGGCTAAACTGCACCTTGAAAAATCCAAGATTGACATTGAGCGTGAGAAGATCGCGGCTGGGCTGCAAGGGGTTGCCGCCAAGATCGACGCGGATCAGCAGAAGGCAGCAGATCAGTTGCGGTTCCAGGCAGAGCGTGAACTGTACGCCTCAGGCGAGGCCGATAAGGACCGCTTAATCGCGGTGGTCAACAAGCATACAGATTCGATAAAACAACCTTTGGAGAATGGTAATGTTCGGTAAGAAAAAGAAACCCATTAAAAAGAAATAAGCTATGCCTTGGAAATATGCACCCAATGATCCGCATAACATTGACGGATATGTAAACGTACCAGAACCGCAACCGACACGGCTGGTGAACGCTGATGCGATTTATAACACCGTTGGTCTGCTTGGTGATTGGTGGGATACAGCCCCACCCTCACAGAAGCTTCAGGACATTGCAAGTATTCCGGGTAACGTATTGTCAGGCATCGGCAACCAAGTCAAAAGTGAAATAGAAAATCCCACGGTGGCAGGGATGCTTGACCTTGCGGGCATGTTCACTGGCGGCGGTTTATTGCTTGGCGATGCCCCAAAGGGCGTTCTTGGCATGTCGCAAGGTGTGACAAGGTTGCGGGGCGAACCAAAGTTTATGAGGGCGGTCGACCTTGAGGCGCAAGGCAAGAGCGCTGCTGGGAAAGTTATGCGAGAGCAAACGTCAGTACCGCAGGCCATGTTTAGAGAAGATGTTGGGAACATAACATTTGATTTTGGATCGCCAAAGTTCGGACTCGAGCATGTTCGCGTGGGGCGGATTAACAAAGATAATATGACCGACGCTCAAGCGATGAACTTTGTTAAAAATAGCATCCCAGAAGCGCTTGCTCACGGAAAGCTAGATAAGTTTACGGATAGGTCTGGGGGCCGTCGTGCAGAAATAACTTACAAAGGGCGGCGCGTGATTCTATCCCTCAACAGGGCTGCTGATAAGGAAACGTGGGTTGTGACTGGTTTTGAGGATTGGAAATAATTGGGGCGGTGTATGTAACCGACTTAAGGCCTGCGAAACACCTACACGCGGCAATCTCTCGATGCTGCTTTGCCGTGGGAGCGCCCCCTAGTTCAACATTCATTGTAAAACATTTCGGGCTTGACCGCAACGGTCATTATGATGGAACTGGCGGGGTTATGGCTTTGGGAAAAATGTTGTGTTGCATATATAGCGCATGTGATACATAATAGCACCACATGATGGGGTTATGATTTTGGCTTTGTACCAGTACTCTCGCAATTTTGCGCCCGTGAACGTCCAAAACGTATTGGGTGAGAATTATGCCGCGTCCAACACCGGTTACGGCGACCAATTCAACAACCTTCTGTATTATTACAACAACGTAGACCCTAACGCGCCTATACATTCGTCGCTGCCTTCCGTTCCGGCGAGTGCTGCGGCAGGGTCCGTTGCTCCCGCCCCCAACATCTTGGACCATGGCGGCGGCAGTGATGGGCGTGCACCTCAAGGCCGCACCCCAGGCACGTTTGGTCATCCGTTTGCCAGCACTTTTGGGGGTTCAACTTCGACGAGCGGTGGGCTGCTGGGCGGGCTTGGATTTGGTGATTTTAGCAGTCCTAACCTTGAGGATCAATCTCAAGCGTGGGATAGCACCCAGAAGGATCTCGGCTTGTTTAGCCTGTTTGGCGCTTCAATTGCCGCTCCGTTCAGCGCGATTGCTGGGGAGGTCGGTCGGCACAGTGCCAATAAAGCATTTGACGCGTATGGCAACATTAGCTTTGCCCAAGATATATCCCGGCCTGATTTCGCATTTGGGTCCCCCGATTCTATATTAAGAGACCGCAAAGCGTCGGTGGAAAAGGCCGTTAATGGCGAAACTTTGACCAAGCAGGATAAGCAGAACATCGAAAACTACACGGCCTACACGAAAGAAGCCGGGGTGCCGAATTATATTGAGAATAGCCATATCGGTCCCGGAGGACCGACCGCGACGCCGATGACGCAAGCAAACGAGGCCGCTATGCGGGGCCTTACCAATCAAGGCCTGATGGATGGTATGATGCAGCCTTGGGGGGGCATTCTTGGGCAGAAGATTGACCAGCAGGCCTTGCAGCAACGCAACAATGAGCAACGTGCAGCTCGCACAGCAGAAGTGCAAGCCGCCCATGCGACGGCGGTGCAAGCCGCATGGGACAAGAAGCAGGCGGACTTGAGCCGTGCGAGTTCCGGCAGTGACCGCAATCCCGGCACGCCCGATGATCCAAGTGGATATTATTCAAATTACGGCGGGTTTTCTGGGGATCAAGCCGGAGATGGCAGCAGTAGCTCATCCTCTAAAATTGTATGTACCGCAATGAACAAAGCATATGGGTTTGGCGGCTTTAGGCAAATAATTTGGTTGAACTATGCCAAAGAACACCTGACGCCCAGCCATGAGAAGGGGTACCACACTTTATTTCAGCCGTTGGTGGACTTTGCCTATGGCGGGAAAGGCTTTTTGAGACGGCGTGTTAAGTCGGTTCTTGAGCATATCGCCCGCCACCGCACCAAAGATATATGGCTAGAAATGAAAGGCAAGCGCCGCGACCCGATGGGCCGTGTGGAACGTGCCATTTTGGAACCGGTATGTGCATTCGTTGGGAGGCTAAAATGCGGAAAATAGCCGACTTAGATGCTGTCCGGGAGGCCAAAGAGGCAAGCCACGTGCTTGCTGATCCCCTGCTTGCGGAGGCTTTTGAGGCCGCTGTGCAGATGTATTTGAAAGAAATGTTAACGCTTGGGGCAAAGGACGACCTGCAAAGGTACCGTCTTTCCGAAGCGATTAAAATTGTTCCGATGGTTCGCCATCATCTCCGCATGATTGTGGAAAATGGCAAGCTGTCGCAAGCTTCTTTGGATGAAATGTCCGGGAAGCGCAAACGGTTCTTTTGAACCAAATCGAGCGTTGAGAAATGCCCGGTTCTTTTAGCCGAGAAGCCCCGTTGTGAAACGGCGCTGTTCTCATTGTAGAAAGGTCATTTGATATGACAGTCAATACTCCTGCGGGGACTGACACAGGCCCTTTGTCTGATGACGAGGGTGTCGAAAAACTTGCCGGGATTTTAGCGGATAACAGCGATGTTACACCCGATAATCTGGAAGTTGGAACTCAAGCGGAAGCTGAAGACGTTGAAACCGTTGAAACGGTGGAGCCTGAAGCGGAGCCGATTGAGGCCGTTGAAGATGAAGTCGACGGCGAAACGTATGAAACTGAACCAGAAGCACAAGACGAGCCTGAAGACATCGCGGTCGAAATAAACGGCGAGACGATATCACTTGAGGACGTTGGCAAAGGCTATTTGCGGCAGGATGATTACACCAGAAAGACGCAAGACTTGGCTGCGCAGCGCAAAGCGTTGGAAGTCGATCATGCGTCGCTTAAAGCGGAACGTGAGCACTTGCAAAAGATGCTTTCGGCGCAAAGTTCTGAGCAGTTTGAAGAACCCGATTGGGTTGCTATGGCTGAAGAAGACCCCCTTGGATACATGACTGAAAAAGCTAAGTTCGATGCAAAACGTGCAGCAATGGACCTGCGGCGTGCCGAGCAACAACGGTTGAATGAAGCCGATTTGCAGGAACGCAACACCCAACTGCACGCGTATGTGCGCGGCGAGCAAGAAAAGATTTTAAAGGCCATCCCGGCCCTTGGGGGCGATGGCGGCAGTCAATACAAGGCTGGCATTCTAACCTACATGCAAGGCCAGGGGTTTTCTAAAGATGAACTTGCGGGAATGTACGACTCCCGCGCTGTGGTTTTGGCTGACAAGGCCCGTAAGTACGATGCCTTGATGAGTAAAAAGGCCGTGGTGGCAAAGAAAGTCAAGGGCAAGCCTAAAGTGCTACGCCCCGGCGTCTCTCGAGGCGTCAAGGGAAAGGCACAACAGGCGCAACAGCAGGCGCGCTCACAACTCCGCAAATCGGGGAGCGTTAACGATGCCGTTAACGCCCTCATAGCTTAATCTGACAGGAGTTCAATCCAATGGCTTTACCAATCAATACCCAGACGACCTATGCCTCAGTGGGGCAACGCGAAGACCTTGTTAACGTCATTTATGACGTGTCCCCTTGGGAAACTCCTATGCTCTCGTCAATGGCAAACGTGAACGCTTCTGGCGTGCTGCATGAATGGCAGGCTGACAGCTTGGCCGCACCTTCGGCGACAAATTGGGCGCTTGAAGGCGACAATGCGACGGCAGATGCGAGCGGCGCCACAGCCCGTTTGAACAATTACACTGGCATTACGACGAAAACGGCATCCGTCACCGGTACGCAAGACGCTGTCAACAAAGCCGGACGCGACAAAGAAATGGCATACCAGCTGATCAAGCGCGGCAAAGAAATCAAAACCGATATTGAAACCGCTCTGTTCAATAATAACGCTAAAAATGCTGGTGCGGCTAGCACCCCTCGTCAAGTTGGTGGTATTGAAACGTATATTGTTACCAATACCATCGTCGGCGTTGGTGGTGCTGACGGCGGTGGCAACGGAACTACGGCTCGCACCGATGGTGCCGCCGTGGCCTTCACGGAAGCGATGTTACTTGACGCCCATCAAAGCGCTTGGGATAACGGCGGCAACCCAGACAAGCTCTTTGTCGGGTCATTCAACAAGCGCACGGCTTCTGGGTTTACCGGTATCGCCACCAAATATAAAGACGTCGCGGATAAAAAAACCATCGCTTCGGTCGATATCTTTGTATCGGACTTTGGCGAGATTAAAATCATCCCGTCCCGCCACATTCGCAGCCGGACCGCCTTGCTTTTGCAATCCGACCAATGCGCCTTTGCGACGCTTCGCAATATGGAAACCATCCAGCTTGCCCGTCAAGGCGATAGCGACAACAAAGAATTGTTGTGCGAATGGACTTTGGAAATCCGCGACGAAACCGCGTGCGCCCTTATTGCCGACTTGACCGTCGTCTAAGCACCGGGGGCTGGCTTCGGCCAGCCCTCTATTTTTAGGAGTTAATTCAATGCCCGTTATGACGCTAGACCATTTTGTCCTGAATGTTGAAGAGGACGATATTTCGATTGCTGGCAGTGTTTACGTTGTTGCGCCTTCATCTGGACGGATTGAAAAGGTGTATTCCGTAATTGACGGTGCGATCGGCACCGCCGATGCCGTTGTTACCGTTAAGATCAACGGTATGGCTGTTACGAGTGGGGTCATTACGATTGCTACCGCTGGCTCTGCGGCCGGTAATGTTGATAGTTGCACGCCTTCCGCCGCAAGGAACTTTGTTGCCGGAGATTATATTGAATTGGCAACAAGCGGCGCATCCATCAATACCGTACAGGCCGTTTATACGGTTTTATGTAAATTATCTAGTCATTAGAATATGGGGACAGTCCCTGTATTCATTATACTTTGGAGATTGATAAAATGATCGACACAGAGACCAAAACGGTTCTTGTAAAAGTACCCCACGTCTACGCGGCCAACAACGTCCGCCTAGACCAGTTTGAAGTCATTGCATTAGAGTCTGCCGTTGCGCAGATATTGATTGCTAACAAACAAGTGCGCGTGTCTAAAGATGCCGTCACCCATAAGATCATCGAAGCCGATGGGTGTTTTGTAAAGGTTGCGGCGTGAGCCACAAACTTCTGAGCCATCATCACGGCATTCGTACTTGGGTCGGCTATGATGCCGATACCGCCACGACGATTGTCACGAACACGGCGGATATTCAGGGCCTTGTCGATCGCAACACGGCTTTGCAGAATGACCAAGACTTAACCCGTGGCAAAGACAGTCGCCACGTTGCCAGTATCCCCGTGCATGTTTTGGCTGAGCTGGAAAAGATGTGGAAGGCCCAAGACATTGATCCTCGTACGGGCATGAAGAAGTTTCTAAATGACCCCGATATGCGGGTGTTCCGCACGGGGCTGGGGAGGGTCTAGGTTGTGGCGATATCAACATATTCTGAATTACAAGATGCCGTTAAGGCTTGGCTTGCCCGCGATGGCGACGCGGATATGCTCACCCGTGTGCCTGAATTTATCGCGCTGGTTGAGGCTCAATTTAACCGTGACGTTCGCCACCGTTCCATGGAAATACGCGGGTTACTTGTTCCCACCGCTGGCAATGCGTTTGTGACACTGCCTTCAGACTACCGTGAGGCCCGCTCTTTGGTGGTTCAATCTAACCCGCTTTCGACACTCAGTTATGTTACGCCCCAACAAATGGATACGAACTGGCCCAATGCCGCGACGGGCATACCCATAGAATACACCATCGTCGGGAATGAGATTAAACTTGGCGTTATTCCAAACTCAGCCACGGCTATTGAGATTACGTATTACCAGACTATCCCAGCACTGGGCACGGCTACCCCGTCCAATTGGATGCTTTCTGACCACCCGGATTTGTATCTTTACGGGTCTTTGTTGCAAGCGGCTCCGTACCTTAAAAATAACGCGGACATTCCGGTATGGGGGGCTTTTTACACCCGTGGTATGGAGGGTCTTAAGCAAGACGCCACGCGGTCGGCTTTTAACGGCGGGCCATTATCTGCCAAAGTTGCCGTGTTTACGGCTTAGGGGGCGGCATGATCACTGTTGTTTACGAGGCTGGGGAGTGGTTGCCGGACCTTCCCGACTTTGCCAACCCCGGCGTCACTCAAGCGGAAAATGTTTTCCCTGCGGCTCAAGGCTATCGACCCTGGCCCGCCCCCTTTGTGCTTTCTGGCGCCATGACAGCAACGGCAATAGGGGCCGGGGCTGGAACATCGACCGACGAGGATGAACACGTTTACGCGGGTACGGCGACGACGCTTGAAAGGCTGGCGATCGGCGCATGGTCCGATGTTTCCAAGGTGGGCGGATACACCAACACGGCGACGCATTGGGATTTTACAACATACGGGTCGATTATGATCGCCACGAACGGCGTTGATTATCCTCAATTCATTGATATGGATGTGGGGGTTAAGTTTGCCGACGCGACAACGCTATTCCAAGCGCGGACGGTCGCCACCGTTCGAGATTTTGTCATGTTTGGCAACACCACGGACGCGACCGATGGTCATGTTGCAGACCGCATTCGGTGGTCGGCCCTCGGAAGTTATACCGATTATGTCATAAACGCCACCACCCAGGCGGATTTCCAGGACAACCCCGGCGGCGGGAGCTGTCAAAGGATTTTTGGTGGCGAAGAGGCGATCATTTTCTTTGAGCGCGCCATTTATAAGGCGACGTATGTCGGCAGCCCGGTTGTTTTCCAGTTTGATGAAATCGTCACGGGCCGTGGATTGTATGCTAAGAAAGCGGCCGCCAAGATTGACAGCATGGTGTTCTTTTTGGATTCAGATGGCTTTTATGTTTTTGAGGGCAATAGAGCGGTTCCAATTGGCGATGAAAAAGTAAACAGATGGTTTTTTGATAACCTGGACGGCACGAGCCTTAAAAATATAAGTTGCGCGATTGATCATGAAAACCGTGTTGTTATGTGGGCCTTTCCGTCCATCGACACGACTTCGAGCAAGCCTGACAAGATCATCGCCTTTAATTGGACGACAAGGCGGTGGACGTATGGCGTTGTTGATTGTGACATGATTTTTACAACGCTATCGAGCACGTTTACGCTTGATGCGCTTGATGCTTTGGTGACGTCTTTGGATGCCATGAATATCTCCCTCGACAGCCGCCTGATCAACGCTGCTGGAACGATTAACGTAGGCGTATTGAACCTACATAAGCTTGAAGGCTTTGGCGGCGCACCGCTTACCGCCGTTATGACGTTCAATGAGCGCCAGGGCGTCGCTGGCGGCCGCTCTCTTATGACTGAGGCCTGGCCTTTGGTCGATGGTGGAACCGTGAAGGTTGAGGTCGGAACACGCAACAGACAGCAAGACCCGGTTGTGTGGGGCCCAGCCCTATCTATAAACGGCGTGGGTTTTGCCCCGCTGCGGTCCGAGGGCCGCTATCATCGTGTGCGCCTGACCGTCACCGGGTCGTTTACGAATATTCAGGGTGTACAAACACAGGTGATGGGGACAGGTGTGCGATGAGCTTTAATACGGTCCGCCTTGATGAAACAGACCAACGCCGGATCAATGTTGTGCTTCGAAATACCGTTGAAGGGAAAACCAATAACACAGGGACGGTCACGTTAACCGCGAACGCGACGACAACGGTGGTTGCTGATTTGAGGGTCGGGGCCGACAGTGTTCTGGTGTTCATGCCAATAACGTCAAATGCATCTTTAGAAAATATGTATGTGCGTTCTCAAGGAAAGCAGACTTTTACAATTACGCACAATAGCGACGCATTTACAGACAAGACATTTAAGTTTATTGTTGTTGGATAGCCCGTTGTGAAACGGCCTTTTCCTTTTTAGGAGAATAAGAGTATGGGATTCTTGGATGGTGGTCTTTTCGGATCATCTGGCGGAGGTGGAGGCAGCCCTTCAGTCCGCACACAAACGGTTAACGCTGAACCTTGGGCAGCGCAGCAGCCGTATGTGAAAGAAATGTTTGCGGGCGCTCAGGACGCATACAGAAGCGCTTCCCCGCAATACTTCTCAGGCAGCACGGTTGTCGGTTTTTCCCCGCAAATGCAACAAGCCTTAACGGGCATGGAAAGCAGGGCTAATGCTGGATCGCCTTTGCAGCAAGCCGGGAACGCCCAGGCTCTTTCCACTGTCCAGGGCGATTTTCTAAATAATAACCCATTTTTGACGGGCGCGTATAACAACGCTGCCCAAGTTGTTACTGACCAATGGAACAATCAGATCGCTCCGGGCATCGACAGCCAGTTTGAGCGGGCGGGGCGTATGGGGTCGGGGCTATATGCTCAAAACCGCAACACGGCGGAGACAACCCTTAGCAATACGCTTGGGAACATGGCGGACCGGATGTCTTACGGAAACTACTCAGCCGAGCGCACAAATCAATTAAACATGGCGCGTAATTCGGGTGCCATGGCGCAGCAGGACTATGGCGATTTAAACAAGATGATGGCGGTTGGCACGGCGCGTGACCGACAAGGTCAGGCTCAATTACAAGACCAGATCAATCGCTTTAACTTTGAACAGAATAGGCCCTGGGATCAACTGGCTCGCTATAGCGGGTTGGTGCAGGGCGGCTATGGATCGAGCCAGACCACCACAAGCCCGCTGTATTCAAATCCAGGAGCCAACTTTTTAAGCGGGGCCTTGGGGGGGGCTCAACTTGGATCAATGACGGGCCTGGGCGGAACTGCTGGGGCCATTGGCGGCGGCTTACTTGGATTGATGGGATAATATTATGGGATTACTGGACCCGTTTTATCAAGGCGCGATTCCTGCAATGGGGCAAGCGGCCTCTAAGTTTGCAGGCTATCAAGATCGCCCGGTTAGCTTGGGGCAAATGCTCGGTGCCGTTGGCGGTGCTGGTGTGCAAGGGCAGATGCAGGCGCAGCAGTTTAATAATCAGCAGCAAATGAACACCTTGAGCATGCAGAATGTTCAACAAAAGATGGTGCAGGCGAAGGCCGCGGAACAACGTGCCACTGAACAGTTTGCCCTTTACGGCGGGCAAAACCCGGCGTTGCTGGTCGCTAAGATGAAGGCACAAATTGATCAAAAAAGATTTGGGACTGAGAAAGTTATTGCCGATCCAAATTCGCCAACAGGTTATTCCTGGCAGCAGGCTAATCAGTCTGGCGAAATTCGTACTGTAGGATATGCACCGAAGCCAACTGCGCTTGTGAATATGGGGCAACCACAACAACAAGCGGCAATCATGAAGCTTGTTGATAGTGCGACCAGTGATATGAACGCAAGCATAGATTCTCGCAACAATATAAACAATATGCGCCAAGCTCTTGCAAGCGGGAACATCTCTGTCGGAGTTGGCGCAAGTGCTCGGGTTTCATTAGATCAAGTTTCGACATTGATGGGGATAGCCGGTAAAGATACGACGGAACGTCTTTCCAATACCCGGACGATGATCCAAGGAATGGCAGAGCTAACGCTAAATGCCCGTAAGCTCCTTAAGGGCCAAGGGACTGTTTCCGACAACGAACAAAAGGTTCTTGAAAAAGCTCGTTCTGGAGACATTTCAAGCCTTACAGCACAAGAACTCGGCATTATCATTAATGTATCTGACAGGATTGCGGCTGTTAAATATAAACGTGCGCGCGGCATTTTTAGCAGAGCGGGCAATAATTCCGATCTTGCAAGTTATATGGACGTGCGCGGTGATGTTAGCCCATTGCCGGATGTTTGGGTGGCCCCTGTTCGTCTGCCGGCCGGAACGATAGGAACCGGTGCAGGTCCGGGAGTACACCCCCCCGACATTCAAGCTATTTTGAACCAGTATTAGCGGGTATTTTATGGCTGATCTTGCTCCTGTATATGACACGCTTAGGAAAGCAAACGCGGCTGGCGATACAGCTTCAGTGGCTAAGTTATCGGCCTATATTAAGTCATTCGATGCGCCGAGCCAAACGGCCCCGGTGGGCGAGGGTGCGGGCGGTTTGTCATGGCCAGATGTAGCCTCTCAGGCTGCGGATAACCTTGGATCGTCGATGGCGCAATTTGGTAAGGATATGATCCGGCCACTTGTACACCCTGTGGATACGGCAAGGGCCGTGGGGTCGCTTGGCTTGGGACTGATTGAACTCGCCATTCCCGGAGAACAAGCCGATGAAAAAACCGCAAAGGCCGTGGGTGATTTTTTTGTCAAAAGGTACGGGGGCATTGAGCGGTTAAAGAAAACGCTCGCCACCGACCCGGTTGGGATTATGGGCGACGTGGCGGGGTGGTTTTCTGGCGGGTCTATGGCTGTATTAAAATTAAGCGGTAAAACCGCCCGCATTTTGGCGAAAATGGCCGTGGCGGTTGATCCCGCGCAACTTGCGCTGAAAGCAGCCGGGGGGACCGCAAAATTTGTCAGCAATCGGGCTGCGGATATTGCCGGGATTACGTCCGGCGTTGGCGGGGATGTCGTCCGCGAGGCCGCAAAGGCGGGCGCAGCAGGGGGCACCATGGCGGACATGTTCCAAAGAAACTTGCGCGGGGAAGTGCCGGTTTCTGACGTACTTCAATCCGCCAAATCCGCCCTCGATAAGATTAGGGCAAAGCGTGGTGCCGCTTACCGCAATAACATGGATAAAATTAAGATTGATAAGTCCGTTTTGGATTTTGGGGCGATTGATAAAGCAATGGCCCATATTGCGGGCATTGGTCAATATAAAGGAAAGGTTCTCAACAGGAGTGCGCAGGATACATGGGCGTCTCTCGATAAAGTGGTTGGGGAATGGCGTTCTGCTGATCCTTCGAAGTTCCATACTCCTGAAGGCTTGGACGCTCTTAAGAAAGCGGTCGGAGACATTCGAGACAATACCGATTTTGGCAAGCCGAACAGAGTTGTTGCCAATAGCGTTTACAAGGCCATAAAGGATGTAATTGTCAAGCAAGCCCCAGAATACGCCAGGGTCATGCGAGAATATCAACAGGCAAGCGATATCATCACAGACATTGAGCGTACGCTTTCGATGAAACCTAACGCCTCAGTCGATACGCAGTTGCGCAAGCTCCAATCTGTCATGAGAAATAACGTCAACACAAGCTTTGGCAGGCGTAAAAGCTTGGTCGGCATGCTTGATGCGGAAGGTACAAATATTATTCCGCAAATTGCGGGGCAGTCGGCCAGCTCATGGACTCCAAGAGGATTGCAGGGCGCTGTTGGTTCCGCAAATGTTTTAGGTCAAGTGGCTTCGCTTCTTGGTGGCGGGCTAAACCCTTTGATGCCAGCGACACTCTTGGCTCAGTCTCCTAGGCTTGTTGGGGAGGCCGCGTATTACGCGGGGAAGGCGTCTGGCGCCGGGGGTGTGGCGCTTAAGCAAACGCAGAAGGTCTTAGCAAAATCAGGCCCTGTATTATATCAAACAGGCCGTGCGCCAAGCCTTTTAGGAAATTAGAACAATGGATGAAATTAACGATCTAAAAGTAATCGACGATAACAACATCGCCCGCTTTCCTGAAGGGCAAACCGCAGCTAGCCTGAACAACGCCGCGCGTGCCCTTGAGGGCCTTATCGCCCGGTGGAGCAAGGACACGAATGCGAGTGTCACGGCGAGCGGAACGGGCGACCTGATCGCGGTGTCTGCAAATCAAATGCTCACGGCCTATTATGACGGCCTTGTGATTGCCTTCGCTGGGGCCGCGACTTGCACAGGCGGAGGCGTCACGTTGAATGTGGATGGTCTTGGGGCCAAAAGCCTTCTTAAATTCGGATCAGCGGCGTTAAGCGCGTCTGACATTGTTTCGGGGCGTAAGGTCATCGCTATTTATGACGGAACGACTTTTCAAGTTATCAGTCCCATGTCTGATACGGTGTCAAGTGATGCGGCGGCGGCTAGTGCCACTGCGGCAGCAGCCTCTGTAACCAGCGCCGCCACAAGTGCGACGAATTCCGCAACTTCGGCTACGAATTCCGCAACGGCTGAAGCTAACGCTGCGGCAAGTGCCGCCAACGCTGCGGCAAGTACCATCAGCGCATCGGCATCGGACACAAGTGCCCAGGCCAGTGCCGCGACGGCCTTAGCCGCGACCGTTGGCAAATACGACACCAAGATTGCAATCTCAAGCGTGGACAGCCCCTATACGGTGGCATCCATGACGGTTGATACTTTGCTGAACGTCAATACCACGGGCGGTAGCGTGATTGTGAATTTGCCCGCAGCCAGTGGGGAAACGGACAACCGTTTGTTGGGCATCAATAAAATTGGTGCGGTGAACACGGTCACGATTAATTCGAATGGAACGGATACCATCGGCGGAGCAGCTTCGTTCACGCAATATGACGACACCGAATGGGCCGATCTCTATTTGGATAAGGCTAGGGCTGATTGGTTGTTGGGGAATTTGTCGTACACGAACGCTGGACCGGGCCTT